AAGGCAAGTACGGAATTGATGATTGGGAGCAAGACGATGAACGGCATTGACATATCAGAATATCAATGGAAAGCGAGGTAATATATGGCACTACAATTTATCGATATATCGCAATTTCAATCGGCGGTAAATCCCAAAAATCTTAATGCAGATGGAATTATTTTAAGGGTAGGATATACTGGGTGGGGTAGCAAGACACCCACGCTTGATAAGAAATTCGATGAATTTTATAAGGCATACCATGAAGCAGGCGTTCCGATAGGTGTTTATTACTTATCGCAGGCAATAAATGAGGCAATGGTAACAAAAGAAACCGATTGGGTGCTTTTTAAAATCAAAGATAAAAAGATTGAATTGCCTATCTGGGTTGATTGTGAGGGTGAACCAAATAACCCCGAATGGATGAACCTATCAAATGTTGTGCGGTCTGAATTGATTGCCAAATGGTGCGACAGAATGCAGGATGCAGGATATTATTGTGGTATCTATGCAAGCAAATCGTGGTTTACGGGCAAATTTGATTATAAAATCATTGCCAATTATGATAAATGGGTAGCCCAGTATTACGAGCGTTGCACGTATGATAAACCGTATGGAATGTGGCAATATACATCGTCAGAAAGCGGTGTAAAGCACGGCATAACCAGTAGCGCAGACCACGTAGATGCATCGTGGGTATACAAAGACTATAAGACCATTATAAGGGGCGCAGGGCTTAATCATTTAGAAAGCAAAGTACCCGAAGCAGATGGCGGTATTATACCCCTTGCAAATTATGATTATATCGAAGTAACCGATGGCGTAGCCCAGTATTCTAAAGCAAGGCACGGCGAGTGCTTTTTTACCATCGATGGCAGGGTATCGAATTTCAAGGTTAAAGAATTTGCCTGCCACGACCCTGCAGGCGTGGATGAAATTTTAATAGATGGCAACCTTGTAAGATATCTACAGCGCATCCGTGATAAGTACGGTGTAACGACTATTACAAGCGCATACAGAACGCCTTATTGGAATAAGCACGAGGGCGGTGCAAGTGGTTCACAGCATCTTTTAGGCAAGGCATCCGATACCGTTGTGCGTGGCACATCACCGTTAGAGATAGCAATGTGCGCCGAGGCAATGGGAATGGGTGGTATAGGCTTGTATGCAGGATTTACCCACATTGATACAAGACCTAACCCCTCAAAATGGCAGGTAACAAATGGCAAGCAGGTAGGCGTATCCACATTCCTTAAAACTATTCGTATTGGTTCGGTGGGTGAACGTGTAAGGATTGCACAGCGCAGATTAGGCATAAAGGACGATGGTATTTTCTATAATGGCACGAGAAAAAAAGTTATAGAATACCAAGGATTGCACAACCTTGAGCAAGATGGTATAATCGGGGTGAAGACGTGGACGGAATTATTGAAATGAGGGTAGGAAGATGAATCCCGATTTTAACGACAGTTTTATACTTGAAACAAGTAAAAGGCTTGAAAACCACGAAACCAGATTATCGACTATGGAACATATAATCACACAGATTGAGGAAATGACCAAATCCATAGAAAGGCTTGCTACCAGTATGGAGCATATGGCGAGCGAGCAATCAGAGCAAGGACAGCGTTTACAAGTGCTTGAATCAAGGGATGGTCAGATGTGGCAAAAAGTGCTGTCTTATGCTATTACAGCAATATTGTCTATTGCAATCGGATTTATTGCACGGTCACTTGGTTTACAATGATTTAAACAGCCCCTTATGTGCCCTTCAAACACAAAAATAAATATAGGAGGAAATCTCCTTTAGAACGTGGGTTGCTGTTCAAATAGGTGTAGGATATGGGTATTGCAGGGCTTGATGATTCTGCACAAGGTTCGATTCCTTGGCTACGCCTTAATGATAAATAGGAGGATGCTATGGTGATACCAAATAAGATTTTTGATATTTTGAAGTGGGTGGCAATGCTCTTTTTACCTGCATTGGCAATCCTTATAAGAACCATATTCCAGATATGGGGATTACCTTATGGGGATGAAATAAGTGCCACAATCGTTGCCGTAAACGCCTTTTTAGGGGCAATTTTAGGCATAAGCAATATAGGATACATCCGCAGGCTTGACGGCAAGAATAAGGCGTGATATTCTACATATAGACCCCCTTGCAGATTATATACAATGTTCATTTTTCTCCGTAAAACCCTTGCCCCCTTGGAGCAGGGGTTTTGCATAAGAGGCGATTATGGAAGAAAAGACTATACCCTATTACGCATACGATGCAATCACTATATTATATAACAAGACCATCCGCAGGCTATGGATATTATGTATTATCCTTGCCGTGTTTTTAGTCGGTAGCAATGTGGGATGGCTTATTTATGAAAACCAGTATGAGGATGTTGTTAAGATAGAACAAGAGGCAGAATGGGAAGAAGATAGCAACGTGATTTTTAACGGTACGGGGAGTGTAAATTATGGCGAAAGCAAGGCAGACGGTAACTAAATACCGCAGGCGTAAAACTGGTGGCAATACTGGATATAAAAAATGCCCTACTTGCCACGGCACGGGGCGTGTAAAAAAGAAATGAAGCACACTATACCGAACTGGGAATACGCCGAAATAGAAACGGCGATAAATCAGCGCATTGTGGGCAAACATTCCGCAAGGGATAGGGAAGTAATGCGCAAAAGGTTACTTGACGGGCTTACATTTGAACAAATAGCCGAGGTAACGGGCTTTTCAGTACGAACAATATATAACATCGTTTACCGATGCGAAAATATCATTTTTAGGTAGCTTAAGGCTACCTTTTTTTATTGCATAAAAATTGCAGGTTTCTTTCATTTTTCCATCTTCTATTTTTCTGTATCATCAAAGTATGGAAATCAGCGATAGAATCAACAATTACATACAAAGGTTACAGCGTTGCGGATATAACGCAAGTGAGGCGACAAGGACAGCCCACGATATGCAAAAGAACTTCGGATATGTAGGGCTTGAGGATTATGTAAAATCTGTGGAGGATGATGTTTATGTATGTGGCTTACAATCCGAATCCTGCATCCGTGCATAGGGTAGGCGATTGTGCTGTAAGGGCAATATCCAAGGCATTAAATATACCGTGGGAAACGGCTTATATAAAACTTGCTATGAATGGTCTGGCGATGGGCGATATGCCGAACGCCAATAATGTTATCGCATCGGTATTACGGCAGAACGGCTTTACAAGGATGGATATACCTACGGATTGCCCCGATTGTTACACCGTGTATGAGTTTGCAAAAGACCATCCACACGGCACTTATGTAGCAGGTACGGGCATACACGTAGTATGTATAGATTCTGGAAATTATTACGACTCTTGGGATTCTGGCGATGAAACAATCGCTTATGTATGGAAAAAGGAGGAATAATATGGGCTTTAATAATAATTTTCTTGGGTATCCACAGTGGACACCAAGCACACCGAACTTTCAAACACCACCTGCGCAACAGCCGATTCAGAATAACATAATATGGGTGCAGGGCTTGGCAGGAGCGAAATCATACCTTGTATCGCCTAACACGACAGTACAGTTATGGGATAGCGAAGCGCAGGTCATTTACTTGAAATCTGCGGATGCATCGGGTATGCCGAGTATGAAGATACTCGATTATACTATAAGACAGCCCGAAAGCCCGAATATGCCCCTACAAGGCACGGAAAATATGCAAGGCATAGAATATGCCACCAAGGATGATTTAAAGGCTTTAAAGGGCGAAATAATCGATTTGGTAAAGGAGGAAATGAAAGCGTGAACCCATTATTTACACAGATGAACCAAAACGAATTAAATGGTTTTATGTCACAGCTTAACCAGTTAAAGCAGACCTTTAACGGCGACCCGAACCAAAAAATACAAGAGCTTTTGAACACGGGCAAGGTATCGCAGGCACAGTACAATCGTGCTGTACAGACAGCAAATCAGATACAGCGAATGATGAAGATATAAAAGAGTGCGCACATCTTTTATATAAACGGACTATCCGCTTAAGAGGGTAGCCCCTAACCTACAAACGAGTTGTTCGGTAAACCCGAATAACTCAAAACAATTATAGGAGGAAAACAAAATGGCATTAACAGATGAAAGCAATATGGTTATGCCCGTAGCACCTGCATACGGTGGAAACGGCGGTTTTGGCGGTTTCGGTGGCGATTGGGGATGGATTGTACTTCTCCTGCTTCTGGGATGGAATAACGGCGGTTTCGGTGGATACGGAGGATTCGGCGGTGGTCTTGGAATAGACTTCCCGTGGATTCTTAATGGACAGCAGGGCATAAACAATAACACCAATGGTGGATTCCGTGATGCAATGCTTAACGATGGCATAACATCCATCCGTGACGGTATCGGCAATCTGTCTACACAGCTTTGCGGATGTTGCTCTGATGTGCAGATGGCACTTGCAAACGGATTTGCAGGCGTTGAGCAGGGCGCAAACGCAAGACAGATAGCAAATATGCAGAACACCTTTAACGCACAGACAGCCGTAACGGGTGCGATAAACAACCTTGCAAGTCAGCAGGCAGAGTGCTTGAAGAAAATCTTTAACAAAGTCAAAAAGATTTTCGGTTTCACAAAGTTTGAAACAGTAGGCACTTACGCATAGTAATATGCGTTGGCAATCGGGTGAACTTCTGGAAACCTAAACACATTGTTATCACATCAAATCTATGTTATAATAGAGTATATTATAATATGGAGGTGTGAATATGTTTTATGTTTATGAGTGGTTTATTAAAGAAACAGACGAAATAATCTATGTAGGGAAAGGATGTCGAAATCGTTACAAAGTAAGAAAACACAACAGATTTTTTAATGATATGATTAAAAGATTTGATTGTGATAGTAGGATAATCAAGTATTTTGAAAATGAGCAGGATGCATTTGATTATGAATATTTAAGAGTGCATGAGCTAAAAGAAATAGGACAATGCGTATGTAACATCTATGAAGGTGGTACGGGTGGTACACAAAGTTGGTGGACGGATGAATTAAGGAAACAATATTCCAATAAGAATGTAATGAAATCCAAAAACCAAAGGGAAAGAATGAAAAGCAATAATCCTATGAGTAATCCTAAAATTGCAGAAAAAACAAACGGACAAAAAAGAAGAAAAGTAACGATAGGTAATA